TCATCCTCTGTGAGAAGTATTGAGCCGAATCTCTTTCTTTTTCTACCAATAAGTTTATTTCATCACTTGTTAAAGCAGTAGCATTTTCAGGATTGTTTCTATATACACCACCATTGCTAATTGTAACACTTAAATAAGGAAGTGCATACATCATAGCGTAGTGTATCAATACAGGCTTGATATAGGTTTCTACTAGAGTTTGATAGTTACCTGTTAATGTACCAGCAGTTATATCACTAATTAATTTATCATACAGCTTAGTACCTAACAATCTTTGCACCTCTATTGTTTGAGATTTATAGAGATGCGGTAAGATTTTGTCTACGTCAACGTTTCCGTTAGATGCTGTGAACTCTTTAATGTCTTTTGCTTGTATGAATAGTACTTTTGCCATAATTAATAAGCTCCTTGTTTAGGCATATTTACAGGTGCTTTTTTAGCCTGTTGTCTACCTCTTGGTTTTGGTTTATAAGTGTTAGGTATTGATGAAACTTTTTTATGATCTGAAATTTTATTACTCTTTTTACCTTTATTTATAAGTGGTTGTTTTAGTTTAAAAAGCACCTCACGAAAGGAATGTCGGCAGTAAATACCGCCCTTAAAACGAAAAAGATCGTACTTCTGTCCATTGTGCATAGGTAGTTCAGCAGCTTTAAAATTCATTTCTCTACTTGCTTTGTCTATATCTTCTAGTCTGTAGACAATGCCCTGTCTTGTTCTAGCCATCATAGCTTCACAAAATGGTCTTGATTTATTACCTTTTTTATATTTCTTTTTAGAACCTACTACGTATTTATATCTTACTTTGTAATAAGATTTATCTAAAGTTGAAAAACCATCTTCTTTATCATCTATAGTTTCAGAAAGATTTAATTCTATTGTATTTTCCGCCCAATCATCAACACTAATATTTTTTTCATCTACATCTCTTACATCAGCTACTTCCCATTTTTCAGAATCAATTACTTCTCCTTTAAGCCCTTCTAGCACTATGTCATATACTTCGTTAGGTAAATCAGTTGTAGTTGCCTTAGAAGCCATCATTTCAAGTTCTGCAATCTCGTCTACTTCTTTTTTTACACCAGTTTCTTCTTCTTTTACTTCATCATTATCAATGTCTTTAACTTCAATAAATTCTAAAGGATCAGAAGTCTTAAAGTAAAGGTTTAAGCTTACTCCGTTAACTTCCAGAATTTGAGATAGTGAATCACAAATTAATTCTTGATAAGGTTTTATAGTAGTATTAGTAAATAATCTTTGTGCTGCTATAATCTCATCTTCATTAGAACCTAAGCCACCACCAGACATATCTCTAAGTCCAATTAATAAAGGAGAAGTAACTCTATGCGTTAACATGATCTTCTTACTACACTCCTCACTTAAATACTGATATAATTCAGGTGCTTGTTGTACTGGTACAGCATCAACAGTTGCTTTTTGTTCTGCATTGTGGTTAAATGATACAATTAGTTTTTCACCCTCTGAACCAGTCATTTGGTTTTTGATCTGGTTTTTAATCTGTATCATTTTTTCCTCTGATGGAATACCAGAGTTAAAATTTATGATTCCTCTAGGTGAAAAAGAATGTTGACTTTCATTAATTAAATAATCTGAAATTTCTGATTCTAATACAGCATAACTAGTAGCATAATCTGCTGGTGAATAGTAGTAAAAAGAGGGTATGTACCTCTTTATAATAAATATTTCATTTCCTGTTCCTTTACTACCGAATACAGGTATT